TACCTGCCAAACGAGCAAAGAACGCGAAGCCTCCCAAGTTATTGCCACCAGAAACACTACGTTTACCAGATGGACGTGTAATTCAAACCAAGGATGTCGTTGACAAGCAGACCAACAAGACAAGCTATAACCTACGCGAAGGCATTGAATATGGACATAGGCGGCGACGCAAAATGGCAAAAGACACAGTTGACCATAAAACACAAGAATAGTATACTATGCTTGCACGATAAAAAGTGTAATTGATTAAGCTGGTACCCCAGGCAAACACTTGACAGGGTTTGGTTACAAACTGGGGAGTTAATGAAGTTTAACTATGGAGAGATCCGTTATTATTTGATACTTTATTAACGGAAATACCCTGACAATGGTGTTGGGGTATTTTTTTATACAAGGTCTAATATGCGCGGTATTATCTTAGTATTATTATTAGCAGGCTGTGCTCATAAACCATATCAACCTGCCCCATTAACTCTACAACAACTTCGCGACAATACAGTAGTAGATGCTGACTGTCCCAGAATAGAAGATATAGTAGCCAAGTTAGAACTGAACCAACAACGTGCTGGCATACCACGTACCAATCCAGAACTACTGGCAGAACCCGCCAGAGAATATCAAGCACTGACCAGGATCAACATTTGGGCCCTGCGTATTGGTTGCTCAAACCCAGACTATTATAAACCGTTGTAAAAAGACGACAGACCACAAAATCAGTTTAATGTATAATAGTTGTACAGTTAAAAACAAGGAGTTAACGTGCTTGAAGTAATGTGGATTATCTTTTGTATGTGGTTGATAGCGGCTATTGTAGAGTTTGTTAAAAAACCTCCTAAAGCCCGTGTAGAACCCATCGCAGAACCTACCAAAGAAGAACAGCGAGCAAGCTGGCAACTTTATGCTCGTCAGTTGGTAGATGAAATCAACAGAGCCCAAGGAATGATTGACTCTTTGGAAGAACCTAAACCATATATAGTGCGTCGTTGTAGTCGTAGGCGTTGTAAAAAGACAACAGACCAATAAATCACGTTAATGTATAATGTTTATATCAACTAACAACAAAGGAAGTAAAATGAATATTACCGCAGTCAGATCAATGGCTATTATTACAGCATTTCACCAACTTAACTATTGTCCAGATAGCAGTTTTGAAGAATGTTGGTCAGATGAGTTCTTCATTGATATCTTAGATCAAACTTTAGCAAACTTATCCTGGGCCAAGTTAGCAACAATGCCTACTGTTAATGAATATGATATTGCTAATGCTATTTGGGCGATGGATGAAGATCAGTTTGTAGAAGCTTTAATGGAGTTAGAAGAATGAACTTGACCGCACAGCAACAGCAACTTGTAGATCAAATACAAGCATTATATGAACAACTTAAACTGACAACGCCAGAGCATCTGACATTACAGCAATGGTTTGGGTTAGAGAGCGTGGAGGCCGCAGAATGATTACTACTATAAACACTACTGATGATGAGTTTAATGCCAAGTTCCGCGAAATAGTAGAACTTTGGATGGCAAGTTCAGACACTAACTGGTCTATTGTTATTGATGATGTAGAGTTAGCCTTAGACTATCGCGATCAACGAGCAGGACCATATCGCATTGTCAATGACTTGGGTCGTGTTGTTGGATTTAACGATAGTGCCAAAGACTTTTTACGCATTGGTTATTTTGTATATCAATATGTCAAGGAGGAGATTGCTGAATGAAAGTATTCAAATATCGTTTATTAGATGAACCAGAAATCTATCACGCGATGGCCGCAGATCGTATGGATGCAGTATTAGATATATGTGAAATGTATGCGTGTGAGGAAGATCAAATAACTGACTTACAAGAAGTAGAGAAGTTATCCGCTACAAGGAGTCAAACGTGTTCCATATCTTAGTTATAGTGTTATTGTTATACATAGCCTGGCGTTTAAGATAAAACTATATAATAGTTTTACCCTAACTTGTTCTTCGCCCACGTCATTGGGTTTCCTTAGCAAGTTAGGGTTTTTTACGGCTATAAGTATGTAATGCAAGCAAACACTATCCCAGGTACCGCTAAAGTCGTACAAGGTAATATACAAGTGGCTATAGCCATCGTTAACCTAAAGATATTTCAAGAGTATTCAAGAACGGTTGTAGATATGGCGGAACAGCGTAGATTATGGATAGTTAAAAACAGAGATAAATGAAGATTTGGGCTGTCAGGCAAGGAGAACGTGTAGAAATACATTATTCAACTTGGGGACAACTTAGAAATATAGTCAAACACGCTAAGAAATGGGCGGTGAAGCTGGAGAGGGCAAGTTAGCACGTTCGCCTACCGCTCACGGAATCTCTTTCATAAATATCATTATGTCTAATACAGTTAAAGTAAAGTCCGCAAACACGCCTCGCTACAAGGTTAAGACACCATCAAGAGGTGGTGCACGTCCAGGCGCAGGGCGTAAGAAAGGTAGTACCAATAAGATCACCTTAGAAGATCTAATGGGCCATATAGAAACCCACGTTGGAATGACCTTTGCTGAACGTGTAGCTATCAGTTATGCCACAGCTATTCAACGTGATGACCACGCTGGTGTGCGCGATTATGAAAAGATTCTCTTAGGTAAGTTAGTAGCTGACAAACAAGAAATAGAAACTATTACTTCAGAAGACACCACGGCTCAAAAGGCTGAAGCTTTCGCAGAAGCGTTAAAGAGCCTGTCTACCGTGGACAACAAAGGTAAACAATGAGTCAAGGTAAACTAAACGGTGCAAACCCAGGGTTAGGTGAAGCTAATGTAAGCGGTGCCATAAGCCAGCAAGGTATGGTGCCTAACTATAATCAACCAACTATAGGCCAGTTTAACAATAGCTTTGGACAACCTAATCCCATACAACCCGCACAGCCACAGAATGGGAGCTTGAATCCTGTACAAGGACAGAGCACGTTTAGTTCAGGTGCAGTAGCACCCACGAGCCCTGTGGCACAGAGTGATCAGATACCTGCATACAATGCGCCAGTAGTGCCAGGACCAGTAATGGCACAATACGGCGCTACTATGGCTAATCCTGGTAGTGGTAGCCAAATGGGCTCAGCTCAGTATGGCGCTACAATGGTTAATCCAAATGGTCCTATATTTGGTCCAAATATAGGACAATAACATGACAGCACAAGTAAAACCACTACGTGAGACATTAGCTAAGACCCACAAGCCTAGCGGCACAAGTACAGCCAATCCCAAAGAGGGCAACGGCTTTGTAGAGTCGCCACAGCCCAAACATAAACAAACACCAGCAAGCATTGACAACTTTGAACACCATAGCAAGCACAGTGAACATCGTAGCAAGCACTATAAAGAAACAGTTGTTGGCACAACAGCGACAGGACAGTTTGGTGACAAAGCCATAGCCAAGCTAAATCCAACAACAGCCAATCCTGGTGTACGCAGTTTCCCTGGGCTTGCTAACTAACATAAATAAACTTATAACAAGGTTAAGACACAATGCCATTAATTAAGAGTACAAGTCCTAAAGCATTTGGTAAGAATGTAGCTACTGAAATGCAAGCGGGCAAGCCACAGAAGCAAGCAGTTGCTATTGCATACAGTGAGAAGCATGAAGCTGAATCCAGCAAGCGTCATCATGCTCCTAAGCATAAAGAACACGCACACCATAGTGACCATAGCTCTAAGCGTAGTAGTCACTATCACGAGCACACGGCAGGTGAAGAAGTACGCCCAACAGAAGTTATGGGCATGAGCACCAAGGCACACAAATCAGAACACGCACCTGAGAGTGCAGAAGACATGACAGAAAAAGGACACAAGCTATAATGGCCGCTAAACATTTAAAAGGTACATACAACCTTAACCCAACTAGTATGGTAATGAAACAAGGTAGTGAAGCGGAACGTGCTGAACGTACAAAGACAATGTCTGGCCGTATTGATGGTCCACGTATGTCAGAAGCACACGAAGCGGCGGCTGATATGGCGGGTGTTGAACGTGCAGTACATCACCCAGAGAATCCAGCTATGCAAACACGCCATAGTCATCCTAAGAATGAAAAGCATATTGATGGTCGCAAACACGAAGATGATCACCACGCTGTACGCAAATTAAAAGGAATGTAATCTAAATGAAGAATACAACATTGGCTCGCAAGCCTAGCAACACAATACATAAGAATGAAGGAACAACACACGAGCCACGTCGTCGTGATCAAGCAGGCGATGGTGCAGACTTTGCCTTTAACGGACAAATGGGCGATGGCGTTAACCGTAGTGAGAAGACACATCGTTTAGCTGGCAACCACAGTGGCCTTGTAGCTAAAGAAAACTATGGTAACAAAACCATAAAAGGCAATGCGTCTGACTGTCATACAGACCGTATGGAACGTATTGGTCCATCAGCGACCAAGGATCCTGAACGTTATACTATCGCTACAGCCAAAGAAGGTCATCCCATTGAAGCACACGGTAAGCGTCCACACGTTAGCAATCCTGATAAGATTTATATTACTAAGGCTGAAAGATAATGTCATTAAGTACAAGCACAAACGTTTTCCCATTGGGTCCAACATTTGCCATAACGGCCTCTACAACGTCAGCACAGACTTATGTTACAGCTGGCGCAAACAATATCCAAAGTATCCTTGTTGAAAACTTAGACACTACTAATGATGTATTTGTTAATTGGTCGTTAACAGCTGGCACAGTAACAGCCACAGTACCCACAGCTGGTACGCCACAGTCTGGCATTACCATTCAGAATAATTCAAGTAAGATTATTCAAGTTGGCGTACCTGGTGCATTTGATAGTAACATTACTGTGGCAGCCAATGCTGTTACAGGTACAGCTACAGTACATATTACACCAGTAGCATAAGGAACTATTATGATTACCAAAGGCAAACAATGGATCGCGGGCGCTATTAAGCATCCTGGTATCCTACACAAAGAACTACACGTTAAAGCTGGAGAACCAATTCCAGAGAAGAAACTTAAGGCCGCAGAGCGTAAGGGTGGCGTTGAAGCTCGTCGTGCTCACCTTGCAGAGACCTTAAAGTCGTTTCACCATAAGAAATAATTAAGGTTAATACTATGTCAAAAGAACAATTAGGTAAAGTACGTATTCTAAAAGAAGTTGAATCAGATCGTAGAGATACCGCTGATGAGCGTACCAAATTTAGTCGCAATCCCTATGCACGTGACAACGTCAATGTAGCACAAGGACCACGTGTAGGTATGGAAGGTGCACACAAGGCCAAACGTGGCAACTTCTTAGATCAGAAAGAGGAACGTAAGCCATTAGCAGATATGATTGAACGTGCATTTGCAGGACGTGCCGCAGAGTTAGAAGCTAATCCAGGCGAACACGAAGTCCCTGAGTCAGGTCAGATTGAAGCTAATAGTCAAATCCGTCGCTTCACAGCTCGTAAGACTAAGTACAAAGATTAACTTGTAAACTCCGTAGTAATAAGTATTAAAGTATAATAACAATAATACTTCTATAAAGGTTTAGAGTGTGTCCTTAACACACTCATATTTTATTTTATTGAAAGGTAAGGAAATGAATCCCACTGTGGTAGAACTAGTATCAGGCATCATATCTTGGTGCACTCCAAATTGGATCAAGCGTCGTCAGATCCGTCCATTATTACAAGAACTGAATCAGCTGATTGCATTGCGTAATCACGCTTATGCTGGTACAGAACCAGTGCCCATTATTAAAGATGAACTTAATATACAAAATGGCCCAAGTCTTGATCGCACACGCAAATATTTACAAGAACAAATTGATTCAGATAAAAATGAAGTAGATTTCTGGCGTGTAAGAATTGCTTATAATGAAGATCGTGATGAACGTCGCCGTGCAATGGAACAAAAAGCAAATCTTATTACTGTTAATGATGCACCAAATGATTATTCAGAAGTAAGAGAACAAGCAAATATTAAAAAAGGAATGGAACTGTAATGAAACGAGAAACAAAAACTCTAGCACCCGCATTCGCGGAACCCGTAACAAAAGAACCAGTAGATTTAGGATTTGACTTAGAAGGCCTAATGTCAGACTTCCCTACGGCTGGCGAACTACAAAAGTTTGTCTATGATCAAACTGGCGTGGTATTAAATCTAAAAGGTCGTAGCAACAAGGTCAAGTATCAGATTGCCCTGGATACACTTAATGGTCTAATGCCACCCGCAGAACTTATTGGTGGTGAAAATCCTTATATGGACAAGAACGATATTGTTCCTGTTGATCCATTAAAAACATTACCACCACAGCCTAAGGAAATCTTTGGCCACAAGCCAGTTACATTCTTCCAAGCTGATACATTCCCACATCCAGATCCAGAATGGAGTGCTATGGGACAAAAGTGTTCAGTAATCTTCCGTAAGTATATTGACAATACCATTACCTATGAAATCATTGGCCCCATGGCTCAACGTGCCATTGGTAATCGTGTAAACAAATATGGTAAGGATGTACCAGACAAGTTTGTATGGGTTGATCCACGCACAGGCGAACAAATCATTCGCTATGCGGATGGACGTATTACTCCTATTGGCACACGCTTAAAAAACTTTATGACCAAGATGAAAATTGGTAATAAATCACAGTGGGAAACTTGGATTGATCGTGATTTCGTTATTGGTGGCGATGCCGCACAAGCACTTGACAATCCTTGGAATGTCTAATGGTAAATGCACCTGGCTTTGATGCTGAACGTGATCGCCAACAACAGGCCAAGTTAGTAGCTGATACTAAAATCTTGCAAAAGGTAAATGCTGTACATCGTGATGCTTTTATGTTAAAGTATCCTGGACAAGTACAGCATTGCCTACGCTTAACTATGGAACGCTTGCAAGCTGGTTTGGACAAGCGTGATAGTTGCGATGTAGCGGATCCTGACACTTGGCGTATGTCAACGCAGGAGCTACGCGACCTTGCTCAGACAGCACAGTTATTAGACACTATCCTTAAAGGATTCTAAATGTTAGATCCAGCAGTATTAATGCGTCGTGCAGTACGTTATGTCTGTGATCAACATAAAATACCTATCAATGATGTAGTTAATTATACTGGATCAATAAAAATGCATTTTCAAGAGCTGGGTATTTCCATTCGCGACGATATGGAATACAATCAACTCAAATACTTTCGTCCATTTAAACATCAACTTGATTTCTTTGCCACTGGTTCAAGTGATCGTCGTGGTATCCTGGCTGCAAACCGTATTGGAAAAACAGTAAGTACCTGTTATGAAACAGCCATGCACCTAACTGGTAGGTATCCTGAATGGTGGACGGGACGTCGCTTTGATAAACCTGTAACAGCTATGGTAGCTGGTGAGGGCTGGAGTCAGGTTGCACTTGTATTACAAAATGAACTATTAGGAACTAACGATGTTAAGATACGAGACCATATTGGCACTGGTGCTATACCCCGTGATTGTATTATTACGGAAACTATGCGAAGCGATGGCGCTAATTGTATTGGCGTTGAAATACGCCACATATCTGGTAGTAAAAGTTATTTGTTGTTTGCTAACTATACACAGGAAGTTAGACAGATGCAGGGTTTCAAACTCAACCTGGCCGTTTTTGATGAGCAACCGCCAGATGACTTTTTCAGTGAGATTGTTACGCGAACAGCTACTACACAAGGACAAGTACTGTGTTCGTTTACCCCACTCAAAGGACTTAACGGATTAGTATCAAAGTTCTGGCATCATGAAGAAGGTTATGAGCATATTCGTGTCAGCTGGGATGATGTACCTGAATACGATCCTTGGGGCGAACCATTCTTATTAAATTCTACGAGGTTACAACTTGAACGAGATTATCTCCCACATGAGCGAGATGCTCGTCGCAATGGTGTTCCTGTTATGGGTAAAGGAGCTGTTTTCCAAATTAGAAACTGGCCTACTTATAAAAACGGGACTTATGATTTCCGCAATACTAGTGGTCTACTACGTCTTATCGCATTGGACTTGGGACTTGTTAATGACAAGACCGTGCTTAGTCTTATATACTGGGATCCTAATGGATCTGAAGCTTGGTTAGATCGCCAAATAGTAGTCAAGGGCACAGAAGAGGCCAATCCTATCAACTACATACAAAATCTAATGCGTCCTGAAGTGTTTGGATGTCCTATTGTCTTACCACCTGATGCGGGAACCGTAGGCCGCTATACTATGTCAGCACTAAGTATTAGACAGCTATTTGAACAATACGAATTAAACGTATATCCAGAGCCAATACACAATCCGCCTGATGATCAAGGACGTACTACTAATCATAAAGCGTTTGGTATTAACGTAATGCGTCAAATGCTTGAAATGGGGACTTTTCACGTCAATGAAAACTGTGTTGAATTTCTTAGAGAAGCTCAAAACTATTATGTGGATGACAAGGGCAGGTTTAGTGATCCAGATGACTGTATTGATTCTGCTCGTTACGCATTGCTTGGGTGCTTAAATGGCTGGGCAGAAGAGTGGGATAACCGTAGTCCGCAACAACGATTCCGCGATGCCGCACACAATATGCGTGTACGCAAACTACAGCAAAACACAGCAGACCGTCCTGCTTGGAAACGCACTTACTCTGCTGATGAGTAGGGCATAAATAATAAAATAAACAAAGGTATTTAATAATGTTGGATTTAAAAAACGTAGTTGTTAGCAATCTAAACACAAACACTGGCTCATTGGCTCGTTTTGTAAAAATGAAGAGCTTGTTGGATCAAAAGTGTGCGGCAAACTTACGTTTGTTAGCTACCAAGAACAACATTAACCGTACAAGCGATTATCATTACCTTGTATTAGCAATGACACAGTCAACTGAACCTGTAAACGGTTTAGACTATATCCACCCTGTAGTTAAACCTACTGTAGATTACGCTACTAGTGTAATTGTTAAAGGTATGGCACAGAATGGCGAGATTAACTTTGAATTCGTTGCAGATAACGAAGATGACGAAGCCGCGGCACGTCAAGCTACCAATATGGTACACAAGTTGATTAATCAAAACAATGATCCGCACTTTATTCTACAACATTGGGTAATGGATGCTTGTCTACACAAGAATGGCGAAATGCTAATCAGCCCAATGCGTGAGCAAGTTGTACGCTATGTAACTACTACAGGTACATTAGACCAACTTAAAGCCTTTGAACAACAAGCTGAAGAACAAGGTCTAACAGCCAAACGTAATAGTCGCCGTAAGAAATCAGTAGATATGGCTAAGGTAGTTGCAGAGACACAACAGTTCCTACAATCAACGGATCAAGCACAAGCTGAACAACAAATACAAGCACGTATTGATCGTAGCCGTGCTATTGCCAAAGGCGATACAGCACAAGATCCTACAGAAGATTTTGCACAAGAAAACAATTTACAACTACAAAATGGTGAAGATGCATTAGATGAAGCTATTGCACGTAACACTATCTATGATGCAGAGTACAAACTTACTGGTTATACATTAAACATTAAGTTCCGTCCTATTGCACAACACTATTGGATGTGTGATCCAACTGTTATTGAAGTACAAGATCAACCATTCTGCGGTTTCTACAAACCAATGAGTATTCAAGAAGCAACTGAATTGTATCCAGACATTGATCTGGAGGAGTTTAAGATCTATGCTGAATACTCAAACGTGGGCTCTTATCAGGCTGGTAGCTTACTCAATAACTTGGCCATTCATGCTCGTGATAGTGTGCCTATTAATGGACTCCCAGCGCAAGGATATTCCGCACAAGAACCAGAAGCACGTCAAGTTACTGTTCTTACTGTATGGAATCGCTATGATATTGACGGCGATGGCGAGTTGGAACTTGTTGAACTAATCTATTCAGGACAGTATGTTATTAGTGCTCGCGAAGTAGAATTTATTCCTGTAGCCAATATGTGTCCAAAGCCATTACCACAAAACTTCTATGGTATGAGTATTGCTGAATCAGTAACTCCTATGCAAGAGTATATGACCTCTGGTTATCGTGCAGAGTTAATGATGGGCTTGCTACAATCAACCCCACGTATTGGTGTTAAACCAGATAAAGTAGACTTTGAAGAAATACAAGACGGTGAAGCCGCAATCTTTATCTTGGACAGTAAGTTTAATCCAGCAACAGATATCTATGCAATGCCTACACCACAAGGTAATCCAACATTCTTAGACAATACGCTACAACGTATGCAGAATGATGGTATGGCAATGACTGGTATGACAAGTCCGCAAGATGTATTCAATCCAGAAATTATGGATCCAGGTAATTCAGGAGCAAAGTTAAACTTAGCTCTAAGTCCTAACCAAATTATTCAAGACAATACAGTTAAAAACTGTGCTGAAGGCTTGAAAGATGCTATTTGGTTAGTATGGCGTACATTAGTTGCACACGCTGATGACTATGGTGTTAAGAAGTTGGCCAAAGAATATAATCCAGAAAAGAAAGCCATATTCTTAGATGGTGAATCATTTGACAATATGGATTTTAATGATCGTAAAACTATTCACATTGACTTGGCATTAGGTATGAAGTCAGAAGAAAACAGTTTGCAACGTAGTCAGATTATTAAACAAGCACAAACACAATTAAATGCTGAAGTAGCACAAGCTGTTCAAATGGGTGCTGGTACTCCAGAATTGTTTAAGAAGATGCGTAAACCATATGAAGATATGCTTTATACATTAGGTGTTAAAGATGCTGACGCATACCTATTGACAATGGATGAAGTTACCGCAATGGCGCAACAAGCAGAACAAAAAGCACAAGCCGCACAAAAAGCCGCACAAGCTAATCCTCCTGCTAAAGATCTTAAAGACAAAGCAGGCGCACAGTTGGATCAAGCACGTGCTCAAGAGATTATTGCTGATATCAACGGCAATGATGCTAAACGTCAATTAGAAGGTGTAGCTTTATTAGGCGAACATAAGGCTCGTGCTTTTTAACGCATAAATAGATTTACTGGATAGGAAATGAAATGATTGAAAATGACGTTGTAGAAGCGTTTAATAAACGCATGACTGTTGATCTTAACAATATTAAGTCAATGACACCAGCACAGCTGGACCGTGTTAAAGATATGGGCAGTCAAGCAGAGAATTTATTGAAGAACAAAGAGTTCGCATACTTTGTTCATACGTTCAAGTTTGAACGTTTGGATGTCCTAACAGATATTGCAGGACATAGCGAGGAAGATAACAGCCTGAGAGTTGCTCTTAGCAACCAGCTCACAGGTGTAGATGAGTTCGTTAAATCGCTTAAACGTGCGGTTTACTTTAAGAACCGCGTGGTAAGTCAACAGACAGGTCAATTGGCCGCTGAAGACCCCATAGCGTAACATAAAAGGAGTATCCAATGGATACAGTTGTTAATGATATACCTAATGTCGTCGTAGACACGGTCCCTGTCAAAGAAGCCAGTGTGGGACTGGATGCAATAGCACAGAAAATGGCCGCGATGCGTAACCAAGTTCAAGCTACCATACCCGCTGGGACAGGTTCTTCTGATGAGGCAAACGCAGAAGCCCCTGTGGCACCTAAAGGTGTAGAGATCCAGGAAGAAGTTCCTGAGAACGATACCAATTTGAATGAGCCAGAAGTTGCAGGACTAGAAGCAGAGTATGATGAAGATGGCAACGAAGAAGGAGTAGCCCCTGAAGAGGTAAGCGAACCAGATTCGTCTAAAGCAGAAGTTATTGATTTCTTGGAGTTTGCAGAAACTAACCCTAACGCTAAATTTAAGTTTATGCGTAATGGTAAAGAAATTGAAATAGATGCAAAGAAAGCCGCCGCCATATTAGGCCAAGGTGCCGCAATTAGCGAAGAAGCAAGACAACTTAAGATTCAAAAAGCTGAATTTGATGAGTATCTCACCAATAAGAAAGCTGAACAAGATGGACTTATGTTGGCAATGGAATTCACTGTACGCCCACAGTTACAAAAGGCGTATGATGAAGTGATTAAGGTACAGCAGTATCAGAATACCTTTAGAGAACAGTTAGCACGTACTCAAGATCCTGTACAACAGGCTCAGATACAGGCTAATATGCAACAGAATGATCGTTACCTACAACAAATTGGTGGCACAATCAATCGTCTAAAGCCTAATCTGGAACAGTTTTACCAGTTACGTAGTAATCAAGTTCGCGAGATTCTTGATAGCAATAGAAAGTCATTCCAAGATAAGGAATTGCGTAATAGTGCTATCTATGAAGAAGTTCGTGACAAGGTAAGTAAGGGTTGGGGAGCGGCTAAGAATCAATTGGTTCCTGGCGTAAATAATATAGACCTTGTAACAAGTGATGAGCATATCTTATCCTTGATACGAGATGGTTTAAAATATCGTGACCGTCCCAAAGCTAAAGGTGCTGGCAATAGTATTGCCGCATTAACTACACGTAAGACCGCAAGTTCCATTCCTTCAGGTAATCAAAAGAGTCAAGTTGAAAGCCTTCGTGAAAAAGCCAGGGGCGGCGATATAAAAGCCGCAGATAATTTATTATTGGCACATCTGAGTAACATCAGAGCCAAGCGTAGATAAAACAAAGCCAAATTAAAGGAGAAATATTATGGCAGCTCAAGGTTATAACTCAACCGCAGTCATTGGCAATGGTGCATCTGGTAACTACCAAACTGATATCGTTGTTAAAGACTTAGACTTAGATGTATCAAATCGTGTAAAAGACGATACCCCAGTTTTAAATATGTGTATGGCTAAAAAGCGTAAAGTAGTTTCTACATTACCTTTATGGACAAACGACGTTTATCGTCTACCACAAATCCAAGCTAACCAAGAAGGTCAAGCTGTTAGTTCTGCTAGTGTAGAATCACAGTCACGTGCCAACTTAGGTAACTACACACAGATTTTCAGTACAGTTGTTGGTGCTACTGGTACCGCACGTGCTGTTGAACAATCTGGTGGAGATCCACAAGCATACCAAGAAGTTAAGCAGTTAATTGAATTGATGTTTGACGTAGAAGCTCAAATCGTACGTGCTGACCAAATTGGTACAAAATACAGTGGCCAAGCAGGTTTTGCATCTGGTTTCGCTGGTAACGTATTTGGTAACGTAATAAACATCAGCAGTTCTACTCAAGTTCCAGGTTGGACATTCGTGTCTAACGTTACTGGTGACCAAGGTGGTAACGTTCAGTATCAAACAAGTAGTGCATTTGCGGCAGTAAGTTCACAGCCTGTTGTAAGTCCAGTTTCTGGTTCTGTTACAACATTTGGTCCACAAACTGGTCGTCGTATGGGTTCATTGAACGCATTCGCAGGCACACACAGTTTCAACCCAAGTCCAGCGGCAAGTTTCTATACAAACTTCAATGCTGAAGGTAGCGATACAGTTACTCAAGGTACAGCAAACGTATTAACTATTGGTGGTGGCGCAAGCAACAATAACAACGGTGAATACTTAGGTAGTTCTTACTATTCATATACTTCTAGCTTACAACAGTTTGCTCCAAGTTTATACAAGCAGTTAGTTACTACAGCTGAACAACGTTTCAATGCGAAGATCCGCACAATCGTATGCCCAACATCATTACGTACACATTTAAGCGATACAATGCCTACATCACGTAGCATCAACCGCGTAAATAGTGAGCGTGGCGATACTATTGCTACATACGAAGGCGACTTCAACTACACTTACGAGATTTTTGATTCTTGGATTATGGATCAAGTTGGTGTAGGTAATCAGATCTACTTCTTGAATGAGGAAGTCCTCCAGTGGGGCTCTTTACGTGATTTAGGTCCTAACAATGAAGTATTCAGTAATGCTGATGCTAGTTTAGATCAGTTCATCCTTGAAGGTACTTTAATCGTACGTAACCCAGCTGGCGTAGCTGTATTGCACGATATTAGTCCTAACGGAACATACGTTGGTGTTAACCCATCAACTGGTGCTTCTGGTTCATTACGTTCTACAACATACGTACAACGTCTCAATGCATGGGACAACTCAACCTTCTAATTAAGTTTTACTTAATTACAAGTATGGAAGGGGCTCTTAGGAGCCCTTTTCCTTTGGCCATAAATAGATATATGACTACATACGATGAATTTGCTAACTATCACGATAAATCAGAACTTGATGGTCCTGATCCAGAGTTTAATCAAGACGCACACCGTTGGGACAAAGGCGGATTAGCCACAACAGATAATGGTATTGCTGATCGTTTATTACAAAATGATAAACTATATAAACAATTAAAAGGTGATTGGACCAATACAGGTTACAATCTAAGTAAAAACATTAAGACAACAACTGGTCGCGATGGTGGCAAGATGTATCTTACAAAAGAACAAATGAATATTCCTGCAATTTTAGAACATTGTCAGGATTATCGCAAACGTGCAGAAGCAGGATTTATGGATCCATTAGCTCCTATTATGCCAGATGGCAAGTTAGGCTACAAGTGGATGGAGTTGCCAGAAGTCATTGCATTTGAAATATGTAATAAGTACTTTGGTGGTATGCCCTGGGCCGCTATTAAACGTGATAAGACATTAAAAGCACAATTTTATAAAGTAGTACAACAAGAGTTTAATGCTTTTGTTTGCTACCCAGGAGGCAAATTGCCTATTCCTGTTGATGTACCTTATCCTAACCCAATAGGTTCTGATAAATTCTTTAAAGGCCATAAAGTATGAGCACACAAATTTCTGACGCAACAGCGTTAGTTTCTTACATACAAGCATTTACGGGTTCCAGTAATAATCAAGAGATACAACAATGTATCTACCTTACTGAAATGATGATGCGTAACATTGAACTACCAGCATTGCGTACAAATCCTTATAATACATTTGGTATTGCAGACCAAAATGGTTTTGTTCCTATTCCACCTGATATGAATAGACCTATTCTATTCTTTAATCAAGGATTAACCAGCACTACCGCTGGAGCAACCAACACAGCTGGTCCTTGGATTGTTTATGACCGTATTGGTGATCGCGATATGATTGGCGATCAGATGATTGAAAACTTATATCTAAAACCTTTAAACATTCCGCAAGTGTATCGTGGTAAGTTTAGTGAAGTAGGACAGAACTATGAATTCCTACCAGGACTTGGTCAAGGTGAAATAATCAATATGTATTATTTTACTACTTGGCCAGAACTGTTTAGTTTAGATACAAGTGGTAATCCAATTTTAAACAACGTAGTACTACAATCATTTCCTGAAGGTTATGTATATGGAACATTACATAACTACTATCTAAAACGTAAAATGACTGATGATGCCAATGGTTGGTTAGCCAAATTTAACTTGGCTTGGGATACTGTTGAAGATCAGAACAACAAAGGTAAATGGTCAGGTGGACATAATCGCTTGACAAGTATTTTCCAACCACGTAAAGATAGACGCTACACAGCAAGATAATTAAGGAATAAGATATGCCAAGTCTGTATGGACAAAGCGGTAATGTAACCGTTAATAGCAGTAATACTATGGGCCTATATGCTATTGCCAATACTGGCAACGTAGTAACAGCCAATGTTTCATCAGTAAACACTACTGGTCTATACACACGTGGCGGCAATGTCTATGTACCAAGTTCAGCACAACAATTATTAAATTTATTAAGCAATAATGGTACTGTTTATTTTCAGTTAGATCCCGCTTACGCAAATCAAAAGGTAGAAGCATTTGCAATCACAGGAAATACAAGTGGTGGCAATTTACAAATTCATTTAGTGGGCGATGTTACAGGTCTTGGTATTACTGGACAACCAGTTACCACAACATTAAGCAATACAGCATTAAGTCATTACACTGGTAATATTACTGGTAATACATTAACTATTAGTACAGGTATTTTCTGGGCCAATGGTCAGGCATTCCTAAGTTCAAGTTATGGTAATAGTAACGTTGCGGCTTATATGTCAACATTTTTGCCTACATACAATAGCAATATTGGTACTACACGTACAGGTAATCTTAACACTGGCAATGTATACGCTAACAACGGTTTCTTTAATGGAAATATTACAGTTGGTAATATTAATGTCACTGGTGTATCTCATTTTTCTAATGTTAATACAACAGTAACAACAACATTATTGGCTAATGCCAATGTACCAAGTACAAATACAACAACAGGTACTATCGTATCCTATGGTGGTGTTGGTATTGTTGGTGATTTAAATGTTGGTGGAAACATTACAGCAAACTTGGGCACATTAGCAGTTGGCGGAAACATTACAACTAATAGTAATGTTGTATCAGGACAAGGTGTATATGCCACACAATATTTTTGGGCAAATGGTGCACCATTCCAGAGTAGTATCTATAGCAATGCAAACGTAACAGCATATCTTGCGGCTAACACAGATCCAACTATTATTGGTATTAATTCTAATGTTTCCTATGTACAAGCAAACCTAACTACATTTGAAACTTACGCCAATGCTACCTTTGCTACCCAAACAGCATTACAAACATTAGATGCCAACGTTGGTGCATTTGAAATTTATGCCAATGCCACATTTATTGCATCAGCAACAGCCTATGGCAACAGTAACGTAGCCGCATATCTTGCCGCCAACGTTGATCCAACTATTATTGGTATTAATTCTAACGTAGCAAAGATCAGTGCCAATTTAGGTGCATATGAAATCTATGCTAATACACAAATAGCAACTATTACAGCTAACTTAGGTGCATACCAATTATATTCTAATGCCAATGCGGCATTTCAAGAAACAGAAATACAAAGTTTGGTTTCTGGTTTTGCATCCAACGTTGGAACATATTTAACACAATACAATGGTAGTATTGGTACCAACAACGCTATTAATTTTGCTAAAAAATGGGGTTATAATGCTGGATATCAAAGTAGTGCAAGTACCGCAATTGCCATTGGCGATCAAGCTGGTTACACTGGTCAAAATAGTTATTCTATTGCGATTGGACATAATGCTGGCCAACTTGGCCAAGGCAATCAAAACGTTGCAGTTGGATCAAATGCAGGTGGATACGGTCAAGGTGATTACGCTATTGCCATTGGCGCTTTTGCTGGTTATAATATTAACACTCCAGTTGCCCAAGTCGCCAATAGTATTGTAATTAATGCTAATGTTGGATATAACCAAGGTCTATCAGCAACAAACGCTGGATTATATATTGATCCAGTTCGTCTTGATCCAACTAATACCGCACAAACAGTTTATTACAATACTACAACAAAAGAATTAACTTATACTATATCAGGCGGTGTCGCTTATGGTAATGCCAACGTAGCACAATATCTACCGTACTTTGGTGGAAACATTGGTGGAAACATTGATTACACAACCGTATATACACAATCCTTTACAAGCAATAGTTCTTGGACAGCACCTTATGGTGTTACAAGTATTAACGTATTAGTAGTAGGTGGCGGTGGTGGCGGTGGAAGTGGTTCTTCAGGATCATTTGCTGGTGGCGGTGGTGGCGGTGGTAATGCTATTGTTACTACCTATTCTGTAACTCCTGGAACAGCTTATACCATTACTGTTGGTGCAGGTGGTGCCGCAGGACAAGCTGGTAAATCAAGTGCATTTGGAACTCTAAGTGTAACTGGCGGCGCCGCAGGATCATCAACATCAGGTATTGGTTGGAAAGGTGCCCAGGGTATACCAAACGGTGGTGGTACTGGTGGTACTACTGGCAGCTCTGGAACAGCTGGTGGTGGTGGTGCAAGTTCAACTTCAGGCGGAGCTTACCAAACTCCTGATGGTGGTCAAGGTATACAAACATCTATTACTGGGGTCTCGTCATATTTTGGTGGCGGTGGTGGTGGTGGCGCTGGCGGCGCCAGTTTCGTGAATGGTACTGGTGGCGCTGGTGGCGGTGGTGCTGGAGCACAATATAATGGTGGTAGTGCCGCTGTAGCTGGATCAGGTCAAACTGGTGGTGGCGGTGGTGGTGGATCTTATTATTCCGCACATACCGCAGGAGCCGCTGGCGGTTCTGGTATTGTTGCTATTTCTTACTCACAGCCTGTTATTCCAGGAACTATTACAGCAAATACATTTACAGTATTTAATGGTATATTTTGGAGCAATGGTACTCCATTTAGTGCCACAAGTTCATATGGTAATGCCAACGTAGCGTCTTATTTGGCAAGTAATACAGATCCAACTATCAGTACTTTAAATGCCAATGCGGCTGTACAAGCTGTGCAAATTAACACTTTAAATGCCAACGTTGGTGCATTTGAAACCTATGCCAACGTAACATTTGCTACCAAGACATCATTACAAACATTAGATTCTAATGTTGGTGCATTTGAAACTTATGCTAATACAGCGATTCAAACTATTAATGCTAATTTAGGTGCATATCAGATTTATGCTAATGCCAACGCGGCTTCACAAGCAACAAGCATTAACGCATTAAATGCCAACGTTGGTGCATTTGAAACGTATGCCAATACAGCAATACAAACAATTAATGCTAATTTAGGTGCATTTGAAACTTACGCCAATGCTACATTTGGCACAAGCAACTACGGCAATGCCAACGTGGCCGCTTACTTGCCTGTTTATGGCGGATTTGTTAAAGCTAGCAATCTCCAATTGGGTCTTGGTGCAACCATTACAGCGCCAGCAGGAGATTTGTCATTATTACCAACACCAGGCGGAAATGTTCTTATTGGTGGAGGTCCAAGTTCTGCTACAAATCATTTACTTGTAATGGGCAACATTACATCAACTGGTTATTTTATTGGTAATGGTAGTAAATTATCTAATTTACCAGTGCAGGCTGGCACATATACTAATGCTAACGTATTATCATACTTAAGTGGTGGCACCTATCCTGGAGATATCAATGCTACTAGTGGTGTGGTAAATGCCGCGGCAATTAATTCTTCTGGACAAGTTACAGCAGGCACATACTTACAAGCTAATAATGGATTATATTCATTAAGTTCTATAACTGAATCATATTCAGATGGTATTGTTGTTGATTATACAACTGGCAATGGTCGCATTAGTGTTGGTACCGCAGATGCATTAACATTCTATGCTGGCGGTCCTGGAGCTACTCCAACAGCAGTTTTATACCCAACTGGTAATCTTGTATTGCCAGGTAGTTTAACTATGACAAATGGTGTATTCTGGTCTAATGGTACACCATATAGTTCAGGTGGCGGTAGTTCATATGGTAATACACAAGTTGCCGCTTACTTATTAGCACCAGGCCCAATTGGTAGTGGTACACCAAATACTGGTGCCTTTACAACATTGGCAGGTACATTATCAACTTCAAGTCAACCTAATATTACCAGCCTTGGTACATTAACAAGTTTGGCAGTTAGTGGAATAACAACACAAGGTGGCAACGTTGTTATTACTAGCGGCACAGATACAACTACAACAACCACAGGTGCATTAGTATTAACTGGGTCAGGTGGTGCAAGTATTGGTGGTAATGCTTATGTTGGCAACAACTTGTATGTTGGTTCCAACGCATTAAGTTTAAACTTAACAACTCCAACTATTGTTGCTGTTGATAACGGCTCAACATACGCACAGGCCGCTATACAAAATCGTACCAATACAGGTTCCGCAGACTGGATTGCATATGGCAATAACTATCCTGGTGCAACAAATGACCACGGATGGGCAGACGTAGGATTTACTGGTGATGCGTTTAATGATCCTAACTACTCAATTACCAAAGCAAACGATGCTTACTTGTTTGGTTCTGGTGCTAACGCAACAGTTGGTGGTAATTTAGTATTAGCCACAGACTATGCTGGCAGTTACAATGACATCGTTTTTGGTGTTGGATCATTCTACTCTAACTCAGAAGTTGCTCGCTTCCACGGTAACACTTCTAACAGTGGAACATTTAACATTGGTGTCAAAACCACAGTAGCCAATATTACAAGTACCAATGGTTATTTCTGGGCCAACGGCACACCATATTCAACAGGCAGTGGTTCAAGTGGTGTAAGTCAAATTGTTGCTGGCACTGGTATTAGTATTAGTCCCTCAGGTGGTACTGGTGTAGTTACCATTACCAATACTGGTGGTGGTACAGGCACATATGGCAATTCTAACGTAGCCGCATACTTACCAACTGATCCAACAATCACCGCAATACAAGCTAATATTGGTACATTGTATCTTGGTAATATTAGTACACAGGCTAATTTAGGTGCGTTCCAAAGTTATGCCAATAGTACCTTTGCTACAAGCACAAGTAGCTTTAATGGCAACTTAGGCGGTCAAATATTATATGATGCAATCAATGAACGTACATTTGCTAACGCTTATCCATTAAGCACACCAGACGCTACTATTGTCAACAATAGCTATAGTGCGTATGCTGTTTATAAACCAGTTTACACAAATGGTCAAGTTCAACAACCGCCATTATCCAATGCCACAACAGCTGGTAGTAGTATTGTTAGTACTTCAAGTCAAGTTGTTGGTTTACTACAATCAAGTAATATTGCATTACAATCTGGTTATGGTTATGCTGGTCAAAACCGTAATACAGTTGGTTCAGCTATTACAACTTATGTAACTCCAGTAACCGCTAACTCAATGACTAACAATGATCGTGTTCGCGGCTTTGGTAGTTATTTAGATATGGATTTACGTGGTTATACTTGGGGAACAATGAGCAATACCAGTCAAAACGCCACAACTATTACGGCGCTGACCAGTATTGTTAACGTTAATGGTTCAGGTAGTACTAGTACCGCTATTGGTGGAACACTTGGTACATTAGTTGCACCAAGTGCTGGTTCAACAGCCAACGTACAATATTCAACAAGTGTGTTAGCTGTACATAGTTTATTGTCCACAGCTGGTGCAACAGGTAAAGCTAACATTGCTTATGCTCGTTTAATATCACCAAGTGTGTCAGGATTTAGTGCCAACTTAACTATACAAAACTTAATTGGTTTACACACTTATTCAGGGTGGGCTGGTACAACAGGTGCTGGTTCTACTTCAGGTGCTTTCAATGCTTATGCATTATTAAATGAAGATTTATCAACTGTAATACAGACCAATGGTCCAGTTATTGCTTCTGGTAATATTACACAAAGTGGTACAGGTAATAATCAATTCTTTACTACCGCAGGTAACGTTCAGATTGCAAACTTCCTT